GAGCAGATGCAGGGCTTCCAGAGAAAGGCTGCTGGTATAGCGTCCTTGGCTCAAGCAACTAAAGAAAAACAAGTTGGCGCCTTAGATCAGGCAAGAAATGTTATGTTTGAGTTAGGCGTTAAAGACCCAGCGACATTAACAAAAGAAGAATCAGCAAAATTAAATGTTGCTAGAGAAGTTTTAAAACTAGCAAGTCCAGGAGCAACTATTAATGTTGGTGATAAATCTGCTGATGTTGCTGCTGGAAAAATAGTTGGAGAAGCACAAGCAACAATTGATAATAAGTATTCAGCAATTACAAGCCTAAAGAGTGCTAGAGCTTTACTAGACAAAGGAATCTATGCTGGGCCATATGCCCCGCTTGCTCAAGGAGCAGCTAAATATTCTGGTGGTTTAATTGGGGACCGCAAGAAAGTTATTAACACTGAGACTTTCTTAAGTGAAATTGGAAATACAGTTATTCCAAGATTGCAAGAGTTTGGTGGTAACGACTCTGTAGAAGAATTAAAATATCTTCGTGATGTACAGGGCGGTAGAATTGACTTAGAACCAGAAACTCTTAGAAATATTTTAAACGCTGCTGAAAAGAAAATAAACGAAGGAATTGAAAGACTTAAATTGCAGTCACAAGCAATTGAAAGAGGAAAACCACTTCCGCTTGGGGAAGTTAAAGTTCCGAAAACACCAAAAACAACACAAAGAACTACTAAAAGCGGAACTACTTACCAAATTATTGAGGATTAATTATGCCTACCTATGTAATTGGTGGAAAAAAAATTAAGACAGAGACAGAACTTAACGAGTCTCAGATTGATGAAATAGCAAGTTCTTTAGGTGTTGCTAAAGAGCAGCCTAGTGTTGCTGCGCCGTCTAGCGGGTTTCTAATGGGAATTAAAGATCCTATTAGTGCCGGTGCTCAACTATTACCTAGAGGATTAGAGCAGGTTACTTCTCTTGGTGGTTTAGCACCAAACCCAGTTAGTCGTTTTTTTGGTTCTGAGGCGCAACGAGTTGATGAGATGGTCAGAGCAGAGGAAGCCGCTTATCAAAAACAAAGAGCAGCGCAGGGGGAAACAGGCTTTGACATTGCTCGTTTAGGCGGTAATATTGTAAATCCTGCAAATATTGCAGTTGGTGTAAGAGCCGCACAAGCAGGAAGGGCCGCTGGGCTTACTAATGTTGGTGCTGGCGCAGCCGCTGGAGCAGCTACTGGGGCATTACAACCAGTAGTTGGAGAAGAGTTTGCCGGTGAAAAAGCATCTCAAATTGGCCTAGGCGCTGTTGGTGGTGCTGTTGGTGAAAAGGTCGCTGCCGGTGTTGGAAGGGTAGCAAAACCTTTGGTATCTAAAGCAGAGCAAACAATGCGTGACTTAGGTATTGTGCCTACGCCAGGGCAGGTATTAGGTGGTCGTTTTAAGTCTGCTGAAGAATTTGCACAGAATCTTCCTTTAGTTGGTAGTCAGATTGAAAACGCACGGCAAAAGACAATTTTTAACTTTAATAAAGGCGTTATTAACAAGGCATTAAATAAGGTTGGAACAAGTCTACCAGATGATGTCGTTGGTCGAGATGCTGTTGCTTTTGCCACCGATGAAGTATCTAAGAAGTATGATGATGTTTTGTCTAAGATGTCATTTAAGTTAGATTTTAAGACCACTAGCGACATTCTTGGATCACTCAGTAAATCTAATTTACCATCTCCAGGACAGAGAGAAACTGTGCAAGAGGTTGTAAACAACGTAATGTTAAGTAAGTTCCCAGCTAATAGCCAACTAACAGGGACTAATATTAAAGCAATAGAGTCTGATTTACGAAAAGAAGCTCTTAATTATCTTAATAGTGCGTCTGCTAGCGATAGGCAAATTGGAGAGGCGCTGCAAGGTGTTCTTGGTGTATTTAAAAAAGAAATTGGCTACCAGAATCCAAAACTTACACCTGAACTCCGTAGAATTGATAGTGCCTATGGTGACTTAGCAATTATGAAGATTGCTGCTGCAAACTCTGGAGCAGAGAATGGTGTGTTCTCTCCAAAACAATATCAAGTGGTTGTTCGACAAGCAGACCTAAGCCGTAAAAAGGCAAGGTTTGCAGAAGGTAGAGCAAGGGGTCAAATTGATGCAGACGCTGCTTTAAAGATTCTTGGAGAAGATGCAAAGTCTACTTTGGAAGGCCGTTTAGCGGCGCAGGTTGGAGGCGGTATAACTGTTTTATCTAATCCAGCTATTGGTGTGCCTACGGCGTTTGGAATATCGGGGTTGTACTCTCCGTTAGGATTACAGATAAGCGATTTGCTTCTTAGATCAAGGCCAGAAATTGTTAAACAATTCGGAGACTTAGTGCAAAAACAATCCGCTGAAATAGGCGGTATTGGAGCACCACAGACTTTATTTGGTTACAACCGAGCAGATAGACTGCCGGAGTAACCATGAGCGAACCAGTCACTCAAGTTGCCAAGGCTGCTGTCGCTGGCATCAAAGAGGCATTGGCGGTAGGTAAGGAACTGGAGTCAGTCACCAAGGACATCCAAGAACTTGGCAAGGCTGATGTGCAGGCCAGAGCCGCCTTCCGCAAGAAGCAGCTAAACAGGCCCAAAGACACCTCTGTGTTCTCTGCCGTTGAGGAATGGCGTGGGTTATACGAAATTAAGCAGATAGAAGAAGAACTAAAAAGAGACATCATCGAGAAGCACGGTCCTGCTGCCTGGACTGAGGTAGAAGCAATTAAACAGCGTATCTTGGCAGATAATAAGAACCTAACTGATGAGTTTGGCAGGGATCTAAAGAAACTTAATGAACTCAAGATTTACTGCTTTTTGGCATCGCTATTCATAGTCACTACTTACTACATCTTTAAAGGACACCTGTAATGCTATCGCTTATATCCTCCGCTATCGGCTTCTTTGCCTCTGGCTTGCCACAGGTACTGAACTTCTTCCAAGACAAGGCAGATAAGGCTCAGGAACTTAAACTAGCCCAGATGCAGACTGAGCGTGAACTAGCACTGGCAGAGAGGGGCTTTTTAGCCCAACAGAAGGTCGAAGAGATCAGGACAGACCAGATTGCCCTCCAGACCGATGCAGACCGCCAGGGAGCCGCTTTAGAGCACGACAAGGCTATTATGAACAACGCCTCTAAGTGGGTTGTTAACCTAAACGGCATCGTAAGGCCTGCTGTGACCTTTATCTTTGTGCTAGAACTGGTTTTAATCAATATTGGTCTAACCTACTTCCTGCTACAGGGCGGGTTAGGCAGTATGAACGTAGAGCAGTTTATCGCAGCTACGGATGTTATCTTCTCTGAAGATGAGATGGCTTTGCTGTCAGGAATCATTGCTTTCTGGTTTGGTTCTCGTCAGTGGGGCAAGAAGTGAATGTATCAAAAGAGTGTATAGAGGGCATCAAAAAGGATGAAGGAGTTAGATTTCGTCCCTACCGCTGTCCGGCTATATTGTGGACTGTTGGCGTTGGTCATGTTATTGACCCTAATCATATAAAGGTAAAATTAGATGAACGTAAAGGACTTGCAATCCCTGATGGGTGGGATCGAACTCTCACAATGGACGAAGTCAATGCAATCTTGGCAGCAGACTTGTCTCTCTTTGAACGAGGCGTACTTAGACTATGCCCTCAAGGACTTACCCAAGGCCGCTTTGACGCACTGGTCAGCTTTAGCTTCAATGTTGGACTCGGCAATCTACAAAGGTCAACAATCCGAATGAAGCATAACCGTGGCGACTTTGAAGGCGCTGCGGAGGCTTTTATGGCATGGACAAAGGCTGGTGGTAGGGAACTCCCCGGCCTTGTCAAACGCCGTAAGCACGAAAGAGAGATGTACGAGAAAGAATAAAAAAAGAGCCTCCGAAGAGGCCCGTTAAGCACTACACCCTAGACTACCAAAAAACCATTATTCTGAGGATGAACAGGTCAATGACGACACAGTGTTCCTCTTCAAAGTCATCAACGTATTCAAACCCCAACATACAACCACCAATGATGTGCAGTAATACTGTCATGTCAGATCTCGCAGTGCCCAGCAACGCAGGCTAATGTTTGTGCACCTTCGACATTGTCTTCTACTTCGACTAAGTCGTCCCATTTGATATCTTTAGGCATCTTAGAGAGCATCTCTTCATACTGCTCTTTATTGCATTCCTCATAAGGAGCCTGTCGGTATGTGCCACCAGCCCAAGGCAGGAAGGATACACCAGAGATTTCATCGAAGTTCCTAAACACCCAAGCCCCTACGTCCATCCATTCATCTTCTTTGACTGAGATGGTCACAGATGGCTTATGCTCACACCAGTGCCGCTGATACATCATCCAAACATCGAGGTGCTCAATTGCTGTTAGATCATCACGCAACCGTGCTCCTTCGGGAGCCTTCATCGGAAATGAGAAGACTACTGTGCTGTCTGGTCGCATTACGCAATCTTCGGCAGGCACACCAGCAGAAGTCAGAAACGCCGAGAGAGGGTCCTTTTTATCCCCACGAACACGGCGAATATAATACTGGCTATGTCTAGCGTGAATACCAGAGGCGCTATCAACAAGTTGAGACACAGTGCCGCTAGGTTTGACACAAGTAATCGCAGCAGACCTAGGAATTCCCAACTGTGTTGCAAGGTCAGAGTTGGTATCAACGGCGACTTTCCGTAGTTGTTCAAGAGCCTTCGCAGTGCTGTCACTTACTTCTCCCATCCATTTGTTATCTAAGATACCCGTCAACGATACACCTAAGAGACGCTCTTCTTCGGTGTTCTTCTGCCACACCTTACGCAGGTAAGGAAAGTGCGTCATTGTAGACTGGAATGTGCCAAGAATCGTTGCTATCCTGATCTTGTTAGCAAGAGACTCTACAGTGTCTTCTGCCCGTACAACCACTTCCGTGAGATTACAGAACTGGTAGGGGCGCAGGATGATTTCTGAGCAGGGGTTTGTTCCGAAGTCAAAACTAGAATCACGTCTGCCGTTCTTTGCAGCTTGGCTTTTACTTGCTTCTCTTGAGAAGATTCCCCGTTCTCCAGAGTGGCTGTTGTAGAGGCTAGTCCATTCTTGGAGAAACTGTCCAATGTCTGGTTTAGAGTTATAAGTTGCTGAGTTGTTAGCGAGTGCCCTATGTCCATTTTGTTCCCACCAGTTTCCAGATTTACAAGACCGCATACGGTCATCCTCAAGGTCCGACAGAGAAATCATTGCACTCCTGCGTACCCCACCGACAACAACAACTTCCCCGATTTTGCAGAGAATATCATGACACTCGATTGATGTAAGTTTTCTACCAACTGCTCCTCTAAATTTGGCAATAGTGAACTTAAAAAGTTCGTCCAAAGGTCCGGGACCAGAGGCACGTCCTCCAAAAGTTTTGAGCCTGGCTCCAGCAGGTCTAATTCTGCTAAGGTCGTATCTTGCCACTTCCCCAGAGTATAGTAAAGCGATGAGTTGGCGTAATGCTTTAGCCCACCCTTCCTTAGAGTCTGCAACCGAAATAGTAGTTTGAGAATCAAACAACTGATCTGGCACTTCAGGTAACTGATCGACATATTTGTGCTCCACAGAAAAGCCTACACCTGTGCCACAGAGTAGGATGTACATGGCCTCATCGAAGGCTTTAGGGTCATCAACGGGCAGATAAGAACAATTGTAGCCAGCGGTGTTATCACGGTCAAGGGCCTTACCTGCGGTCATGATAGCCCTCATAGAAGGCATCACTTCTAGGTTCTTGACTGCACTGATAAGCTCTAGGCGTAGGTCATTGTTAGGACTCCACTTGTAGTTCTTGTCTAGGTGGTCAAACATAAAAGCAAAGTAACGGTCTACTGACTCGCCCCAGTGCTCTCGGCGGTTTTGATCAGGGATGAACCGGCTGTACCGGCTCTTGGCAATAAAGGTGCTATAGGGTGTCATCTAAGTCTATCTCCAATTCATCAAATTTATCTTCTATCTTATCTGCAAACTTCTCTATTAGTTCTTCTGAAGAAATATCTAGCACTTCCAAGATTGTAATTTCGTCTAACTTCTTCATTCGCTCCATTATATCTCTAATCGTCAACGACATAATCTTTTCAGTGCTTCATCAAGCCCTGCCTCCCAGTTAGTATAAGGTTCATAACGTATAAGTTCCACTGAGTCATACCATGTAGTCTTGTCTGTATCCGTAGGCAGGTAAAACCACCCTGTCTTTGATGCAGAGCCAACCAAGTTCAATGTCCTTACCCCAAGTGCTCCTGCTAAGTGCGCTACACCAGTGTCAACAGTTACGACTGCCTTCAATGACTGTATCTTCTTAGCCGTTTCAAGCCAACTTCTACCATCCAAGTTCTCTGGCATAAAGTCAGGCTGAATCTGTAATGATACCACTTTGTGCTTCTTTGTCAACTGATTATAGAACTTTTCTGCTAAGTTTCTAGGAATAACTTTGGCACTAGCGTTCCATGAATCATTGTCGCTGTACCAGCAAAACCCTATCTGGCTTGTCTTCTTAACACCTTTAAACTTGAAGTAGCCAGCACTGCCATAGACGGGGCCTCCATCGTCCATAGGAAACAGATTGTACTGTAGCAACAGAGCCGGTATAGACATTACCTTGACCCGCATTGCTGGTACTTGGCAGTTCTCATCAGTTAGGACACCATCGACACCATCGAGCGAGGCTATCAGGTTCATCAGTGGCTTTTGCATATAGACACTAACAGACTTTACTGGCAGCTTCTTAAGCAGAGGTATGAACCTAGAGAACATGATTGTGTCGCCAACGCCTTGCTCGTTAGTGACTATCAGGTGTCTATCTCTAACATCATACCCTGGCTCCCAGATGATGGACCTAGACAGTGGTGTCTTCATCCCAAGGGCAAACTTAACCTTGCGAATCTCACGGCACTCATACAGGTTAAAGCCCTTACTCCACTGAGCCTCTTTTAGTAGACCATAGGCCCTATCAAGATCACGCTGACTCATTTGTAATACACAGCCTTTATCTTGTCGTAGTTCTCGATAGCGTACTCAAGATAGTGCTTTGCCTTCTCAAGGTCCTCTTTGCCGTTCTTCTTGGCATGACGCTGCACATACTTAATCACATTACACAGCCAAGGGTCCATCTGCCAATCAAGGAAGACATCCCAAGGCTGGATCTGTGTCTTGTAATGGTTTCCGCCAATCTGCCTAGCCTTGATGTAGTCCGCAAGTGTTTCAAGCTGCTGTGACATGGGCGTGTTCCTTTACGGCTTTGGTTGACTTTGACCAAGTTCCACAGTGGGTACATTGGAATCTTTGGAAGGTTCCTGTGGTCGTATAACTGAAACCTCTTTTTTGTAGTTTGGCACTTCCGCAGGTGGGGCATCCAGTGGAATTATACAGGTTACGATTAGGATGGTTTCTACCAAGCCAAGGGAGCAGACGCTCATAGACTTTCTCCAATAGAATAACGTCTTGTTTGTTGTACTTCTCCATCACTTTCCAGGCATCAGGGTCTTTGTTCATGCACTTAACCCAGAGTTGATAGCCCTCATGCGATGCCTTCTTGCCAAGGTCGAGCCTCTGTGCGATATGGTCTAGCTTATTGCTTGCAAAACGAAACTCTTTACGAACTACCTTTAGCAAGTCAATCTGCTTGTACGGAGCAGGCGGTGATAGATGGTGCAGCAGGAACTCTTTGTTCAGCACAGGGATATCAAAGCGAGTGCCGTTGTAGTGGCATACTGCATCGGCTTCAGAGATTAGGTCATGTATCTTACGAAGCATGAACTTAGGCTTTGTATCTTGCACCGAAGAGAACATCACCTCTTTGGAGCCATGCCACTTAGCAGCCCAACACAGAACATAGGACGACTCTAACAGATGATCTGGGCTGATGTACTGGTCACGAAGGCCCCAAATGTGTGCAGTGTTGGGGCTTGTTTCGATGTCTAGCATCAGTAGTTTCATTGAAGATCCTTACGGAAATTGTTTAGGTTATAACCAAGGTTTTCTAGGTCCTTTTTTTCAGCAGGCGACAAAGATTTAAAATATGTTTCTAGTTCATTCATTGCCTCTTTCCACTCTGGGCTTCCTGCTTTTGCTGTTCCAAGGTAACCGTCTTGACCGTCTTTAGCTATTTTCATTATGCATCCTTTTCTGTGTTGTTTAGTGCTTCGATGTAGTCCTCTAAGATTTCATCAGTATTAACTTCCCTGTTGAAGAAGTCTTGGAAGAGGCACTCGTGACGCAGGCCTTCAATGACTACCCGCTTGCGGACACCTTCAAAGCCGGTGTGCTCAAGGAACTTACAGAACTGCCACAGAATGGTTTCCCATGTCTGGTCATCAGCGAACTCATGGAAGGACTCTATGATTGTCTTTGATGGGAAAGGACTGTTGCCCTCATCTTCAAAGTCACCGCCTTCATAGATAAATCGAAAACTACTCATTGCTGGCTCTCCTTAATAGTTCAAAAAAGTAAACACAATCTACCACAACCAAGGGCTTATCTCTGTTTTGCTTGACAACGACAACTGGTTCGTATCCTCCTGCATTTGCTTTTGCTTGTTCATAGAATCCGTAAACAGAGATACTTGCTCTGGACTTGCATTCCAGACTAATTGGCAACTGCCGTCTGGCTGCTGGACTGAGTAGCAGATCCTCCCCCGTTGCGCCCATACTAACTGAACGGACATCATCTTGCTCTAGATTGAACTTTGCTAGGATTAGGTCCCTTACGGCTTG